TCCGTCTACAGTTAATTTGCGGCTTTTTTGGAAGCGTTTAAGGGCGGCGATGGTCATACTGCCCGCTATGCCGTCGATACCTGAGTATTTCGGGTTTTTCGATACTCTGAAACCTAGTTCACTAAGTTTTGTTTGTAATAATTTGACGTGGGCGCCTCTGCTTCCCCGTTTCACTAGCGGCATGCTGGACGCTGGCGGCTGTGCTGGTGGTTCTATCGTCGCCGCTTTTTTAAGTTTGGCGTTGTCTTTGTACGTTGTGCTGGTCGGCTTGTACCAGCCGTACTTGCCGCCGCCTGTGTGCCCGTACGCTTGATGATGCCACCATTCCGACGGCACGGTTTTTATGAGGCCGTATTCGGCCGCTATCTTATTAACTTCGGTTGTGCTGATCTTCCCAACGGCCCTAAAATCGACGGCGAAGGCCCAGCCCTTGAGGCCTTCTGGTGCGTTCGGTTGCGTCATATGAAATGAGCCTTGGAACTTGCCGCCTGGCCCGTGTTTCCTGTCAGGATTCGCTACGACGTTGGGGAACGTTCCGGCCTTGTATTTTCGGTAGAGTTCTTTCTGGTTTGCGTAGGTCCGGCAGCCGCTCGATACGACGACTTTTCCTTTGATGCGTGAATCAGCGAAAAAAGCTTCGAGCCGCTTTTTCATAAGTGGGTGTATTTCTTTTAATCTTACCCAATTACCGGCGACGGGAATGGTGCTCATGATGGCTCCGTTGGGAAGGTCACGGTTTCGGCGGGCGTCCAACCGGCGGGGAAATCCCGTAATTGTTGGCGCCATGTGGCCCACGCTGCTTTATTGCTTATCGGGTTATCGGCGGCTTGTGTCCAATCCGATTGTTGAAGTAGTAGGTTTCGTTCTTGCCGCATTCGTGCCATTAAAACGGCGTCATCGATTTTTTCGGAATCGAACGGGTCAAATCGTAGGTAAATCATGTTTGCCTGTACATTCCCTGCAAGTAAATTTTGTCGCCGTCTGCCCATGTGAAAGGCCGTGTGGCGTTAACATTTAGAACTCTTGAGCCGTATGTGCCCGAAGTTAAAAGAGCATGCAAATATACTGTCTGGCCTACCAGCGTTAATAATACCTGTGAATAAACGCTTCCCGTTGTATCGATACATATCGCGGTGCCTATTGGTCCCCAAGGGTTTATGGTGCTCGCCGCTGTGCCCACCGGAACGGCAAACTGAATACTGCCGCCAATACTGGAGCTTGTGCCCAGAACTAGCCCAATTTCAAAGAAAACGCATTCGTTGACTTCTGCGTAGAAGCCGGCGTTCGTGGCTCCGCTCCCTGGCGTGACGTTGGTCCAGCTAGGGGTGAAAGCCGTGTAGTCGCCTATTGCGTTGAGTTGTGCGGCTGTCAGAACGGCGCCGGCGCTGAAATCGAACGGGGTGGCCATGCGTTTATCCTAGCCTATTTTCGCCCAGTATGCCGACATTGGCCTTGTCGAGCGTGAGCGACTGGTTTTCTGCTGCTGGGAGTAGATCCAGGCTTATTGTGGTGCTGTTGGGTGTGGCGAATATTTGGCGGCCCGCTATTACACAGTTATATGTTTTTGGTGAGCTGGCGCCTTTTGGGGTGAATGTGACGGCCGCTACTGACCATAGGCCGGTGGCTACGGATAGGAAATCGGCGTAGTTTTGGCGGCTGCTTGAGTCCATCTGGCTATCTGCGGCTTCTAATAATATGCTGAGTTGTTGCGGCGTGTAGGTGACGTCGCTAAAACGGTTCACCCAAAAATCGCCGATAACGGCCTTATTTGCTTGGGTAGCTCCACCAAAAGACCACGTTAAAACTTTGCTATAAGTCACCGACCTAACGCCGAGCGTATCCTGTGATGTTGTGTTGTTCGATACGTTCGCTGGTTCTCCCGTTACAGCGAATACAGCTTGAATACTCGCTTGGTTAATCGTATTAATAAGGTTGTACTGGGTAGATACTTTCTGCATCGGGAATTTATCGGCGGTTTTATCGGCCGTGAACTCGAACACACGGTAATGGTCTGTGCTGCTGACGCTTTCTTTCGTCATAAGGCGGTTAATGTAGCCGGCGTTTAGTGTCCAAGTGTTCGACGAGTAGGCGGCGGTAGTCGGGTAAATGATGGCCGGCCCTGATGGTAGTACTTGTGCGTTAAGGTGGTCCTTAGCTGTCCCAGAGTCAAATTCGTCTATGATGCCCCAAAAACCAGGCGCGGTTTCTGAACCTGCCGGCACATTATTTTTTTTGTTGATAGATGTTACTGTGTCGCTGGAAGCCCCGAATTTGGGGAACGGTACGGCAGTGATGCCGCCGCCTCCGTTAAGTATCGTTTGGCCTATCGTGTCAAGAACTCCGTAAGCGGTGGTTACGTCGACTTCTTTTACTTGGTCGCGGCCAGCGTAAGAAAAGAAATCCGCTAGCGTGAGCATCACGGTTGCTTGTTGCCCGTCGTCTTGGAAATCAATATCGACAACTACCATATCGGCGACGTCCGCTGTGCTGGTCGCCGAGCCGTCGTTAATATCGCAGCTAAACTTGATGATTTTCGAGAACCAGTCGAAGGCTTGATGGGTGCCGCCCGCTGATGGGGTAAAAATGTTGCTGTTGTTATCTAGGTGCATGTAGCCGTTATAGGAAGCGTTGCGGGCTATTTGGACTGACTGGTGGAGAGAAAACCCTAGAACGTAGCTGGTTAGGTCGGTGGTTGCTGAAGCGTCCTTGAATTCGACCTGCCAAGTGTGCGTGCAGGCCATTAGATAACTACAGCTCCAGAAGTGCGGATATCGGCGGCCCCGTTCTGCCGAATATACCGCTGCAACGCTGCCACTACGTCCTGGCCGTCAGAACCAGCCGGCATATTCACGTTAATAGTCGTACCGCCGCTTCTCGCCATTGATACTGGCTCCTGTTGTGGGTATATTTCCGATTCTCTCATGAATGGCGGGATATTGGAACCTGGGGGCGCTAATTCTGGCGTAAAGAAATCGGGGCCAGGTGCGATAAATTCTTCTTGATTTAAGCCGAACATGTCGTCTATTTTGTCTTGTATTTCGTCCATAAGTGGAAAAACATATTTATGATAGAAATTCTCTATAGCTGGCCAAGCGTCATTTAGAAACCAATTTTTTAACTGCGTCCCTAGTCTTTCGAGTTCAGGTATTAAATCCTCTTTAATGACACCGACGGTCCCTTCGAAAGCTGCGTCAATAGTGGGCCATATTTTATCTACAAAGTCGGTTATGTCGTCTTTTATATCTCCGACTAAAGATTTGCCTAAATCGATACCAGCGACCACAAAGTCTTCTGCCGCTGTAATACCGTTTTTAATAGCTGGCGCCCATTCCTCAAATTTATCTAAAACCACTTCGATGCCAGCAGCTAACCTTTCCGCTACAGGTATTAACGCGGTTCCCATAGTTATGCCAAGGTTTTTAAGGCGAGCGTTTAGAATTCTTTGTTTATTCGCTAGGCCGTCCGAGGTCCTGGCGAAGTCGCCCATAGCTCCCTGCTCGCCGAGCTGCTGCATGATGAGGGAATGGCGGGCCATAATCTTCTGACCTTCGCTGAGTTCATCGCCAACGCCGACGAGGCCCATTTCGACCGCGTGGGCTTGCACCGCCGCCGCCGTCATAAGCACGCCCACAGATTGCAACGGTTCCATGCTACCCCGAAGGCCGGCAGATAGTTTTTCGACGGCTTCCTCTGGGCGTAAATTATTAAAAGAAGCGATGTCTGCGGCTGTTGTAACCATGCCATCGGCAAAAGCTGATAAATCGTCGCCTGCCAGTCCTGACGCCTTGCCGAATACCCCAAAATTTGACGCTGCTTCTAAATATTCGGCTTTACTCATGCCAACGGCGGTAGCTGCCCCAGCCGCTGAAGCTTCAATCGAAGCCGACGCATCACCAAAAATTTGTTTAGCTTTTGACAAACCTTCCTCAAAATCGATCGCCAGGTCTAACGATTTGACGCCTAACCCTGCTATAGCGACACCAGCAGCGATAGACATACGGCCCAAAGCCTTACCGAATTTAGCGATAGAATCGTTCGCTTTACCTAACGATTTACGAAAAGGCTTTGAATCGCCGGCTACTACTACGTTGATGATGCTGGTTTTTTTCGCCATTTAGAGGCCCGCTTTCCGCTGTATTTTTTTAATACCTTCAAAATAGGTTTCAAATACTTGGTTATGGCGTTCGTCGAGTGCGTCGTACAAAAACGGGTTAGGGTGTATGGGGCCGCCCCTCCAGCCTTTGGCGGCGTCGGGTCGTGTAGCCCACCCAAAATGGACGGCAGGTATATAGGGGCGTCGTTTGAATCCTGCTCTTACTCGTCCGGCTGTTTGCGTTCCTGAAGCCCGTATGGTTTGTTTTAGACGTCCGGTGCGGTAAGGTGCCAAAGCTAAAGCCCTATCCATGACTATTTCGGCCAGGTCTTGATGTAACCCTTTTAGATCGTCGAATTCTTTATCAAGCATGGAAAGTCTACGGCGTAGTTGTCTCATGCCTTGAGCTTCGACTGTTGTGCCTATTCGGGTCATAATTTGTTTTGCCGTTTCTGTTGTTCTTTCACCATGTGATTGTGGGCCACTAATAGGGCGTTTATCATGTAAGAATCCATTTCTAACAAGTCGGCGACCGGCTGTCCGGTCACTAACCCTAACCGAGCGATCGCATAGGCCGTGTGTCTTCTACTAAAGGGTTTGGTTCTTCCTCCACTAGCGTTATATCTTCAATATCGTTTTCCACCCACTGGTCGAACGGTTTAACTACCCGCCCTGATTGTCGAGTAGCCTGCCAAGCTATCCACGCTATATGTTCGATACTGGGCGCCCCTGAAAACGCTTCGCCTAGCGTGGTTTTGTATTCACGCTCAAACGCTATCGCAGTTTTGATTGTAATACCGACCGTGTACGGGTCGCCTTCGTTCTTCGGCTCTACTTGTAGCCGTATAGATGAGCCGAGCATAGCCTAGCTCGTTGCTTTTGTGATGGCGCCGGTAATTGGCCAGCTAACCGAGTGGGTGGCGATTTCGCCAACTGATCCGTTGAGCGTGTCCCAACTTGTGACGATAGCGTTAAACGTGTACGACGGGTTGGTTGCGCTGACGCTGGAGGCTACCGGCTTAACGACCACGGCGGTGGACGTGCCGACAAGCGGGAAGATCGTCGCTTCGGTTTTGGACGCTGCGAAGTCAGCGTTGAACTCGATATCGACAGTACCGGATTTCAAGCCGCCAATATACGAGCGGCTCGTGTCGCCCATAGCGGTATCTTCCAGGTTGTCGGCTGATTGTGATAACGTGACGCTAGTAACATACGACGATAGATCGACGCTGTTAATCGTTACGCTGGCATTGTTTAGCATAAATGTGGCCATGTTTTAATTTCCTTTTTTAGGTGGGTTTTCAGGTTTCAAATGCCCCGCTTCTACCAGGGCTTCGATATTAGCGCCCGCCAACGATTTCTCGGTAACGGTGTCGCCTTGTTCATGTCCAGCGAGATTATCGCTTAAGACCGTGTATTTGTTGCTCATGCTGCTAAAACCTCCAAATCTAGCTGGCAAGATAAGAATACCGCATCGGCGAAGGATATGGGGCCATAGTTGCGGGCGTTCGTGACCTGCACCGCTGACGCTTCCCCGCCCAAAGTCTGATCGGCTTCAAGGGCGGTCGGTACGGTAACAAGGTAGTCGTCTAAAAGTTCCTGATTCGATGCTGTTTCGAAACGTTGAGCTGCGATCGTGATATCGAACCTGATGGTTTTAAGGCCCGTAGCTACCGTACCCATCGCGTCATGGTAGGTTATAGCGTTATTTGACGGTATGACGATGGCGCAAGGCGGGGTTACGAAATCGGGGACAAAATCGTAAACGGTGACGAACGCCTGCGGCGACGATACAGCCTCCAGTCTTGTTTTTACTGCTTTTCTGATTTCGTGGTAGTCCATTAGGCGGCCGCCGGTATCTTCAAGCCCCGTAGTAGGGCGATAACTTCAGGATCGGTACGGCTGATTCGTACAAATCCGACGTCTACGCTACCGGCTTGGAAACCTAGCGGACTAGAACGCCTCTGGTACAGCCTGGCGGCAATAACGAGCGAACACTGCTTTATCTGGTCGGGTACCGCCATAGCATAACCGTAAAACGCCGTAACTTCGACCGTGGGGCGCCCGTAGCGGTCCCTCGGCCACATGTCCCCATCTACCCGCTTAATTACCCTGTATGGGGCGCTGTTGCCGTCTACAACGTAATCTGTGGTAATGGTAAGGGTAGTGTCGTAAGTTCCGTCGAGATTTGTGTCTTCTTTGACGACAAGGCCGGTGAGTTGGGCGACATCATCGACGTAGAGGGTGTAATCATCGTACGGTATGAACGTTTTAGCGGTCGCCCCGCTGGGTACGACGAACGTCCGGCCCGTTATTTGGTCGATTTCGGCGTCGGCGGCTGCGATAGCGTTATCAATG